GCGCGAAGCGATGCCGCGCGCCGCGATGCTGATCATGGTTCCGGACGGCATTGGCTTTCCGGAGCTGGCCATTTTCGGCGAGCAGCTCAGTCCCCTCGAGGAGGTCGGTGTCCTCCATGTCCTGGCCGTCGAGGCGTCACAGCCCGAGCTTGTGCCGGTGCGCTGATGCCCGACGTCAACTACGGCTCGCTGCCGTTCGCGGAGCAGATCGCGTTCTTCCGACGCAAGCTCAATCTGCTGACGAATGCATGGACCGACATCTGGAACCAGGCGCACGACCATGCGTTCGTGGTGGCTGGCGCGAACCGGGACGATCTGCTCGCGGATTTTCGCGCGGCGATCGACAAGATCATCAGCCAGGGCATGACGCTGCAGCAGTTCCGCAAGGAATTCGATCGCATCGTCGCGACGCATGGCTGGGATTACAACGGCGGCCGCAACTGGCGATCGCGGGTGATCTACGAGACCAACCTGCGCACCAGCTATGCGGCGGGGCGTTACGCGCAGCTACAGGCGGTGAAGAGATTCCGACCGTTCTGGAAATACGTGCACTGCGATTCGGTGCAGCATCCGCGCCCGCTGCACCTGGCATGGAACGGCCTGATCCTGCATGCCGACGATCCGTGGTGGAACGCGCATTTCCCGCCGAATGGCTGGGGCTGCCAGTGCAGCATCCAGGCGTTGAGCCAGGACGATCTTGATCGCAAGGGATTGCAGGTCGGTATTGCGCCGCCGGAGGATCTGCAGATGGTGACGATCGGGCAGCGTGGCGGATCGCCGCGCACGGTTGAGGTGCCCGCCGGCGTGGATCCTGGATTCGGTTACACGCCTGGCAAGGATGCATGGCTGCGCGAGCGCGCCATCGCCGCGATCGAGGATGCTGCCGCGCCTACAAAGTGGGAACCGCTGGTCCAGACGACGCCTGCGGATCTCGGCCGTCCAGCAATCATCCCGATGTTTCCGGCACCGGTGCCGTTGGGGCCGATGCTGACCAGCGTCGATGACACAGTGGCGGCGATCGAAGAATTGCTCGACGGCCCCACGCGGGTGTTCGACGTACATGGTTTGCCGGTCGCGGTCGACGCGAAGGTGCTCGGTGCGCATATCGTCGAGAAGGATTTCAACCGCACGCCCTATCTGCCGCTGCTGCTCGACCTGCTCAACGACCCCTGGGAAGTCTGGTATGCGCTGGAGACCGATCCGGCATCGGGCGCGACGCGGATCCGCGCGCGAATCATCAAGGCTTACGACGTGCGCGATGGACGGATCCTGCTGTTCGTTGCCAACGAGGTCGACGGCGTCTTGACCGGCTGGACGCTGTTCCAGAACGCGAACCAGAAATATATGAACGCGCAGCGCCAGGGCGTGCTGTGGTTCGGCGGGGATGGACCGTGATGGGAACCCTCACTCCCTACGCGCAGGGCGGGTGGGCTGTCGGCAGTATCGGTTGCGCGTACCACTGCGTCGGCCTGGACCAAGCATAGCGCATGGCCGGCGCCAACATCACTATCGACTACAACGCCGATGCCGCGCTGGCCTCGGTGTTCAGCCTGATCGGCGTGCTGGTGGATCCGACGCCGATGTTCAACGACATGGGCGAGGCGCTGCTCAACATCACCGTCGAGCGCTGGGATACGCAGGCATCGCCGGACGGCGTTCCCTGGGCGCCGCTCTCGCCGAAATACCAGAAGCGCAAGGATCGCCTGCGACCTGGCGCGCCGATCCTGGTCTACGACAACCTGCTGCGCGGCACGCTGCGCTACCAGGTGGTGGACGGCACGCTGCTCTTCGGCACTGACCGCCCCTACGGCGCAAGCCAGCAATTCGGCCGGGGAGGCATCCCGGCGCGGCCCTGGCTGGGCACGAATGCGGCCGACGACGCGCAGCTCGTGCAGATCGCCCTCAAGCACCTGCAGCTGGCCCTCGGGAAGTCGTGAAACCCGACCTCGCCAGAAACGCCCCAAACGGCCCCAAGGGAGGGCTACCCGCCCCGGATGCCCGTGCCTCGGGGGGCTGTCGCCGCCTTGCGCGATTTAAACGGGTTTTGAAGGGGGTCTGGGGCGATGGGCTCGGGCCAAAATTGCCCGGCGGCCGAAAACGGCCTATGGTTCGGGCGGAAGTCGAGTGCCTGGCGAGGGCCAAACCGACCCATCCGCGCCGTGTTGCCACCGGCATTCCATCAGTAGCGCGCGCTAATCCCCCTGCGGTACCCAGCACCCCGAAGCTTGGCTCTCGAATGAAGAGCCTTCCCCGCCCATGCCCTGGAGCCGCCCATGAACTCGGCCGACTGAGCGTCGCTGTGTGTTCCGCGTTGCATCGTGACATCGCGATCGCACCCTGCGCGTTCGCGGTCATGGCGCCGGCGGCCGATGCCGGCAACCTGGTCGAGCTGCAGGTGCTTCCTGCCGGCGACTTCAAGCCGCGCGACGGACGGCCGATGCCGAAGTCCGGCAGCTGGCATATCGATGCCGCGCTCGCCGCCAAGGTCATCGCCGCGTTCAATGCGCGCAAGACGCCGATCGTTCTCGACTACGAGCACCAGACCCTGCAGGCCGAAGAGAACGGCAAGCCCGCACCAGCGGCGGGCTTCTTCAAGTCGCTCGAATGGCGCGAAGGTCAGGGTTTGTACGCCACGGTCGACCTGACCGCCAATGCCGCCTCCTTCGTGCGCGGCGGCGAATACAAATACTTCAGCCCCGTGTTCAGTTACGACCGCGACACAGGCGATGTGCTCGAGATCCTGATGGGCGCGCTCACCAACTACCCCGCACTCGACGGCATGGCGCCCATCGCCATGCGCGCTGCTGCGCGTTTCGCTTTCCACGACACCAACGAGGATTCCATCGTGAAGAACAAACTCCTGCTCGCCGTTTGCACCGCGCTCGCCATCACCTTCGCCGGCCGCGACGAATCCGAAGTCGAAACCGAGGCGATCACCGCGCTCGGCACGCTCAAGGACAAGCCCGATCCGATCGCGCAGATGCGCAAGGATCTCGGCCTCGCCGATGACGCGACCGCGACGGCCGTCACCACGGCAATCGCGGCACTCAAGACCAAAGCCGATGCGAACAAGCCGGACCCGGCGAAGTTCGTCGGCATCGAGGTCGTCGACGAGCTGCGCAAGGAAGTCGCCACCCTCAGCGCCAAGCGCAACCAGGACGACGTCGACCAGCTGATCGAGTCCGGCCTGCAGGACGGTCGCTTGCTCAAGTCGATGGAGCCGTGGGCACGCGAGCTGGGCAAGAAGGACGTGGCGCAGCTCAAGGCCTATATCGATGCCGCGACGCCGATTGCCGCGCTCAACGGCTCGCAGACCGGCGGCAAGAAGCCTGCAGTCGAGGGCAACGAGCATGAGCTCAATGCCGATGAGGTCGCGATCTGCAAATTGACCGGCGTCGGCGAGAAGGAATTCGCGGCGGCGAAGAAAGCTGCCTGATTCCGTCGCTGCACTGAAACGCACACCACAACGCAACGCACGCAACGCGCTCACACCTCCGGCCATACAGGACCACGACCATGACGCTCACCGCAGAACGCAACACCCCGCGCCGCGAGGTCAATCGCATCGCGCCCATCGTCCACACCGGCGCGACGATCTTTGCCGACGGCATGATCACCTTGCTCACTGCTGACGGCACGGCCGTTGCTGGTGGCACCGCTTCGGCCGGCAACGTGGTCGCAGTCGCCGAGGAAACCGTGGTCGGCGACGGCGCGCTGACCGTCAAGGCGCGCTTCGGTTGTTTCCAGTTCGCGAACTCCGCATCGGGCGACCTGATCGCAGCGAAGGACATCGGCTCGCCGTGCTACGTGGTGGACGCCGCCACGGTCGCGCTGACCGACAACTCGGGCGCGCGCAAGGTCGCCGGCACGATCGTCGATGTCGACGCCAATGGCGTGTGGGTGCTGGTCGGCCCTGGTGCGGTCGGCGGCCCGCTGGGCTCGATCGCCAACCTCAACGCATGGGCCACTGCGCTCGCCACCAAGCTCAATGCGGACGCCGGCGTCACCGACACCAACTACGACACCACCCCGCAGTCGTAAGCGTCCCCGCCCACAAGCCCGCCTTACTGAATCCCGCAGCACCTACACCCCTCGGTTTCCGGAGCCAGAAATGATCATCAATGTCGGTACTTTGAAGACCCTTTATGTGGCGTTCCTTGCCACGTTCAATTCGGGTCTGGGTTCTGCGCCGTCGCAGTACCAGAAGTTCTCCACGGTCGTGCCGTCCACGACCAAGTCGAACGAATACGGTTGGCTGGGCAAGTTCCCGAAGATGCGCGAGTGGATCGGCGATCGCGTGATCAACGGCATGATGACCCACGGCTACTCGATCAAGAACAAGCCCTTCGAACTGACCGTCGGCGTTGATCGCGACGATCTGGACGACGACAACATCGGCATCTACACGCCCATGTTCACCGAGATGGGCCAGTCGGCTGGCGAGCAGCCCGACGAGATCCAGTTCAACCTGCTCAAGAACGGCGACGCCAATCTCTGCTACGACGGCCAGAACTTCTTCGACACCGATCATCCGGTGCTCGACGTCGATGGCATCACGTACGTGAGCCAGTCGAACTTCGACAACAACTCCGGCAGCGGCACCAAGTGGTTCCTGCTCGACACCAGCCGCGCGTTGAAGCCTCTGATCTTCCAGGAGCGCAAGAAGCCGACCTTCGTCGCGATGACCCAGGAAACCGACGAGGCCGTCTTCATGGCCAAGGAATTCCGCTACGGAACCGACAGCCGGAACAACGGCGGCTATGGGTTCTGGCAGCAGGCGTACTGCAGCCGCAAGACGCTGGACGAAACCGGCCTGATCGCCGCATGGACGGCAATGTGCGAGCGCAAGGGCGACAACGGTCGTCCGCTCGGCATCAAGCCGACGCTGTTGGCGGTTCCTCCGAGCCTGTACATCGCTGCGAAAAAGTTGGTCAACGCCCCGTTCGACGCATCTGGCGCGACCAACGTCCTGTACGGCCTTGTCGAGGTCATGCAGGACCAGCGCCTGGCCTGATCGGCCGCAAGAGATTCATCGCCAAGCGACGAGTGTGTGACGGCGGCGGGGCTTGCAACCCCGCCGCCCGATCCAGCTAACCAGGCATACCAGGAAGACCAATGGCCAAGAACACCATCCTCGTGAAATCGAAGTCGGCCGCCGGCTTCCGCCGCGCCGGCATCGCGTTCGATCGCACCGGCGTCGAGCTGGATCCATCGAAGCTCAAGAAGGGTCAGCTCGATGCGATCGTCAACGAGCCCAACCTGATCGTCATCGATGTCGAGAGCGACGCCGATCGCGCCAAGCGCCTGGACGCCGAAAAGAAGGCAGCGGACAAGGCCGCGGCCGAAGCCGACGCAGCAGCTGCCGCAGCCGACAAGGCTGCTGCCGATGCCGCAGCCGCCGCAGCGAAGGACAGCAAGTAACCGATGTCCTACATCACGCTCCTGCAGTTGGCGGAATCGCCTGGTGCACTCGAACTGGCCCAGACGGCCAGCGCGAGCACCGGCGCGATCGTCGATGCGGAGCTGATGGACCTGACCTTGCGTGCCGGCGATCGCAGCGACTATAGCGATGAAGAAATCGCTGCTGCGGACGACGCGGCCGCGCGCATCGCCGATGCGATGACCGACGCCAGCGCGATCATCGATGGCTATATCGGAAAGCGCTACGCGCTGCCGCTCGCGAATCCAACGCCGATCATCGCGACCTGGGCGCGTGCGATCGTGCGTTACAAGCTCAACAAGGATCGCACTGGCGATCCGAAAACCG